TCTTGGTGTATCTTTAGTACAGCATTATCAAATGCTTTAATTACTTTAATTTCCCAAGGGAGTACATCGATGTTATACAAGCTAAAGAAAGCATATATATCGCTGAAGCTCAGAGGATTAGTTGACATTCCTGATTGTCTTGAGTTATTAAGCTCAAGGAACCATCCCCAGACTTCATAGAAACATTCAGGTAAGGAGTACACCTCTTGAAGCTCTTGCGGCTTCTTTCCTGTTTGTCTCCATACGCTTTCGAGGTGATCTCTTTTGGAAACACCTTGTTTGTCTCTTTTGGATAAGCTGAACTCTTGCTTTAAGAATTCAACTGCTTCAGGTAGCTCTGTTTCAACAAAAGCGAAATGAGTTCTTTGATTCCTCTGTCACAAGCTCTTGAATCCATGAGTTCTCTTGGTAGAACTTACGTGCTGCTTCTGGAGAGAATGGAATAGCTCCGTCATCATTGCCAACACCTGACCAACTGATAGTACGCACTACAGCAGCTTCTACAGCAAGTGCTTCAGCTTCTTCCAGTGTGAGTTCTTCTGGTTCACGCTTGCGAGCGATAGCTGCTTGGCGTTTCATGTTGTATTCTTGGTAAAGCTTACGACCATAAGCCTTTACAGAAGGTGCTTGTTCACCACGGACAGTAATCACTGCTCCAGTGTCAACACCGTTAGGGAGAACAATCTTTAGTTCAACACCTGCTTCAGCAGTCTTAGAGAGTGAGTTCTGAGCAAAGTTGTACACTACAGTAGTTGCTTGAGATTTAGTAGCCATAGGTTTTGTGTATCCTTAGTTGTTTATGATAGTTGGATTATATCACTCTAGGAACTAAATGTCAATTATTTCACTGGATAACTTAAAATAACATTGAAATAGTGTTATAAGGCTATGCTTAGTCTGTAAATACAGGCACTAAAGTATTATGGCTTGTTTAAACGGTCTATAACAGCCTTGAGCTAGTCTAGGCTACGTCTGCATTGCTTTTGTGATAACGCTTGATATAACGCCTATCTAAGCGCTCTAAGAAGTATCACTATGTGTTGAGTTTGTTGTAGAGGCTACTGAACAGCTTGATGATGCTTTATTTAACTTTCTTTTGGGTTTATGCTTAATTTAATTGACAACGTGTATGTACAGTGATACAATACGTAAATGGGTAATACGGTGATAGGTCTAGGTGGATGCTTAGACACAATATAGTTCATAACTCTCTATTTCACATAAGCAATTACGTAACGAGTTCTACTTCTCGAATAATCCCACACTATCTCCTGATGACGAGTGTTGTCAGTCTGTCAAGTGAAAGGTAATCAAGGTGGCATTCTAATATCTATAGACCTGCTTTGATTGTTATGACAGTATGTTTAGGCAGTCCTATCCGCATATTGGAAGGTTGTGTTAGATGTGAATCCTCTTTTAGGAAGATGGCTTGTACAACGTGTACTTATAGCTGTCCTCCTAAAAGGACTCTCATTTGGCAGAACCTTCCGCAGTATATTACTTAGTAGATAATTAGAAGTAACTTAGTAATATAAAGTAATTAACTAAGATAACTAAGTAATCAACAAGTTATAAGTAAGATACAAAGATAGTTAAGAGATTAAGAAGAATAGTTAGAGTAGCTGTAGTCCTTACGGAGTGCATAAGACTATGAGAGATAAACAAAAGATATTAAGCAAGGATAGACAATCATTGATCCGTTTGTTGACAAGGTGTACCTTTCCACTTTCCTTTGCTTATGTTAGAAGGGAGTGAAAGGAATAATAATAAGAATGAAGAAGGTTAAAGCACCAAGAAAAACAGATAACAACTATTATGTGTATGTTCACAGAAAGAAGTCAGATAATAGTATTTTCTACGTTGGTAAAGGGAAGGGATGGCGAGCTTATGATTTTAAAACCAGATCAACATTTTGGAAGAAGACAGCAAATAAGTATGGTGTAACTGTCGGGTTTGTAGCTGTTAATCTACAGGATTGGTATGCACTAGAATTAGAGTGCAGTTTAATTTTAAAGTACGGAAGAAAGAACAATAAGACAGGTTTTCTTGTTAATCTTACAGATGGAGGAGAAGGGGCAAGCGGTGCCATTAAGACACAGGAAGAAAAAGAAAATATATCACGAAGACAACTTGGCAGTTTAAATGCAGTTTTGATAGTACTGTGTATGAATACAGGAATATCTTTACAGATGAAATAATAAACTATACACAGAGTGACTTTGAAAAACTAGCAGGTTGTCACCATGCTCCAACAAAACGTAGTCATTCACGTGGTTGGTACAGAGCAGGCCTTCTGACAAACGAGCGAATAGCAGAGATTAAGAGAGGGTTTAAAGGTGAATACTCAAAACAACTAGACCATACAGAACATGTTTTTGTTAACTTAGAGACTGGTCTAGAAGAAGTGTTATCTATTTCTAATTTTGTTAAGATTACTGATACAAGCCCAGCTAAACTGCTGAAAGAAGATAGCATTACAATGCGAACAAAAGGCTACTCTACTCCATATAAAGTAGGACTTTGTGGATTATTTAACCTTCAGAACTCAGCTAAAGACTTCAATATTTATTCTGTTACGAACATTCACTCTGGTGAAATATTTGAAGGTACTATCAAAGAGATTGAACGTGATTTATGTATAGATATTATTACTATTAAGTTTGCAGATAGTATAAGTAAAGGATGGAGACTTACCTCTTCAACAAAGAAGATACCAGAGGAATATACAAGGTATTCATTTATTCACACTTCTGGTGATGAATTTTATGGTACAAGGTCAGACTTTAAAAGAAAATACGGTGTATGTCTTAATAATTTGTTCAAGAAAGTTATAACAAAACCACGAGTTGTAAAAGGATGGTCATTCAAATAAACAAAGCCCCTAGTGAGCTACTTGGTATTATCCTTGTAGTCCTCTAGGGGCTTTTCTACGTCTACTGTTTAAGCAGCTAGTGAGTCTTGAATAGTTAAGGTGGTCAGTTCACCAGCCAAACCAGCACCTGCATTTTTGTTTAACAAAGCAGTGAAGTCGATTTGAGCACTCATACCATCACTTTCTTGAAGAGTGAAACTATTAGCTTTTACACGCCCCATTGTGAAAGTCATAAAATCAGCAGAAGCAGAGTTGCTTGTAGCAAGACTAACAATAAGACTAAATTCTGTTTCATTGTTAAACAAGTCACGCAATGTTCCGTCTTGGAAGTAGACACTACAAGAACCTGATACATCAATTTTACCTTGGACAATATCGGCAGCAGTTGTAGATGCAATAGCAATCATTGGTGTCAATGCTTTAGTAGTATTGATGTTCATACTGGTAACAAGGGCTACAGGAGCACCATTGATAACTAGAACACCACTAACACTAGCAAACACACCTGAAGTTGTTTGTGCTGTTGGTGCTGTAAAATACTGAGTTGTCCCAGTAGCGCTCAAGTCCTTAGCTGTCATACCGAATGTTGCAGTAACAAGACCTGTTGCTGGTAATGTTACATTAGCAGAAGAAAGTTTTGCACCTGTAAACAGATGTGACAGACTTACGTCTGAAAAGAATTCTTCAACGGTAAACGATTTCTGGGTATGTCCTGTTTGTGGGATATAACTTTGCTTACCTGTGCATGTAACTGTGCATGAACTAATTGGACCTTCTGCTACAAGGGCAACACCGTTCAAAGGAACAACTGTCAAAACGGTAGCAGTAACAGCAGTAACAACTAAATTCTTATTGATATTAGCAGCGTTAAGAGTACCGACAGATAGACGAACAGTGTGACCTATTTTGAAGGAGTCAGTGAGCCATGATCCGCTTGCCCTCGTTACAGACCATTGAGCACCAGAGGTAGCGATAGTCAAACCAAGCGTGGCGGCTGTCGGCCCTGCAACAAAGTCTTTGCACAACATAGCAGCGTACAACATAGAGTAGCTACCGGGAGACAGTTCACCATTTAGTGTTCCAGTGACGCTACGAGTACCATGCCGCGAATCAACAGTTTGGTAGTCAGTTCTAATTTCCTGTGAGTCGAATTTCTCTTTTGCTAGTTGCAGCGTGCCGCTGGTTCTACGTAGCACCTGCGCTCCACCAGCACTAGGGGCAACACCCCAAGTTACTTCTTCTTTAATGATGATACTTTTCCGAATGTTGTTAGCTATGGACATTATTATTTTCCTTTATAAATCAATTAAACAAATAAATGTAATGTATTAATTACATATCTTAACCGCACTGATAAGCCAATCTGCCTTCAGTGTCTTATTCTTTCTTCACAACCACTAAGTGTTAGCTACTAAGCCTTAAACACTCCTGCGCTATAATTAATCACTACCACAACAACATACCTATCTCCGATAACACTACCACTTGAGATACTTGGTGTCTTCATGATATTCACATCAATCCCAGCATTACTATAAGTATTACCTCTCTTGAAGTAGTCTCTTAGTTGTACTGCTTTAAGCATACAAGCTGAAGTACCTGTATTACTTGGATAGTTCAAGAACACCTGAAGTTCTCCGACTTCTCTATAATAACTAGACCCTACAGTCTGATTATCTGGTGCTCTTGGGACTATTTGAATATCCTGATAAGGGGTGTTTGCTTGTGGAGTGAACTCTACGTTTTCATAAGCTGTACTAAAGCTAGGATCAAGAGCTTTGATAGCTTTCTCAAGAGCTACCTTAATTCTAGGTAAAGCCATAAGTACCTCACTTTCTTGTTAGTTATCAGCATCAAGTACCTGCTGTAAATTAATCTTATAAACAGCTTTTATATGTTCCATAGCTGGCTTTAGCATTCCTTGTGGTGCTTGCTGTGAGTAACCATTTTCAAGTTGCTTGATGTAATCTAAGGTGTTATTAATATAAATACTATCACCTAGCTTGAATGACTGGACATTACCGATAGCACTACCAAGTGCTTCAGTGCCTTGTCTGTCATCGTAAAAGATAGCCCCTTTAGAAGCACTAGAACCTACTTGAACAGTCCAAGAACCCTTAGCTAGACCTGCTTGTATCTCGTAGCCTTTAGTAGCCTTACGGTACTCATATAAGCCTCTATATCTGTCCACATCACCATAAGGTGTTACATCAATAGCACTCTGAGCTACTACAAAAGAAAGCCTCTTTGAAAGCTTAATGAACTTTTGTTCTAGCTGTTGTTTGTACTTCTCAAGAGAGGCTTCAGTAGCTTTTGTATTTACTGATACAGACATACAACTAGAAGCTATAGCCAAGCGATAAATTAGTAGTCCAACCTGTCCACACTGGAATCCACTCATCACCGTTTACATTAACCCTCCAAGTACTCAAGTGCAATGACCAAGGTTCTTTTGTATAACTCAAGCCAAGCATAGGCCCCAGTTGAATATCTTCCTTGTGGTTTACTTCTAGATAAACTGGTTGACAATCTCTACAAGATAACCAATCAGGAATCTTCATGTTCCAGCTTGGCTTATAAGCATACACACCAGCTTCTACTGCCCAAGGGCCACTATGGTACTTTACTGCTCCAAAGATGCCTTGGACATCACCTTTACCGTACCATGTACTCAAGGGCCAACAAGTGCCATCACAGCCTTTTAAATCTGGACTATAACCATCATCACCCGGTGATGTATTATCTTTAGCAGTTGCTTTAGCATAAGAGCTAACACCACCTAGTTTCATGTAACCAAAGCCGTAAGATATATTATCCTTTGGTTTGGTGTCGTACCTGATACCTACACTGTTAGTATTAAGTTTTAACTCGTAAGGAAAGGCTTCTTGATACCATATTCCATCACCTTGTTTCTGGTATTTTGATACACCAGTCAGAACAGTTACTTTACCTTCGTATAGCTTAGGTACTTCAGCTTCTTGTGCTAAACAGTTAAAACTGAAAGTAATAAACAAAGCTACTACAAAGTACTTCAATTTATTTAAATAATTAATCATCTAAAACCTTTACTTAACACAAGCTAGTTTATACAAGAAAACACTACCATAAGCACTATGCTCTTGAATCTGTTGTACTTTGTAAGTATCACTACCTTGTTGAATTTGATCTTCTACTTCAGGAGTAAAACCTAACTCATAACCACTCAACAGAAACAAAGCAGCATCTTTACTTATCAAGCTAGGATAATGAAACTGAGTAGCTTTTAAATGTTGCTTATAAGCTTTAGTTGAGTAGCTAGTTAAAGTCTTAGTAGCTATTGAAGTTTCTACATCATAAGCACTAGCTACCTTAAAGTACGTGCAAGCCAGGCCGTGTGTACTAATAGCTCTTATTGTTGCTCTTTCGGCTGGTGTCATAAGAGCCTTGATGGATAACTCAGACTGGTAAATGGACTATCAAACTGAGATGCTGTTGTGCAGCCTAAGAATGGACTCCAAGCAGATACATTGTCTGAGTTTGAGTTATTACTATTAATGTCACTAACAGATATACCACTAGCATAACCTTGTACATTCTGATAGACAGGATTAAGGCTAGGGTCTTTTAGGAATAACTGTAAAGCTGCTATGTAAGCTGCTGAAGCCTTACTGGACTTAGTGCTAAAAGTGTCAACTGATTCATCTGATCTGACACTTAACATCATAAGCACTGCTCTAGCACAGTCAATAGCTGCTCTATTAGTGCTGTTGTTATTCTTATTTAGATAATATTCTATGACACTATCAGTTAGAAATGGTAATACCGGATCAAAGTCTCCAATCATCAACCTAATGTCTTGTACTTGTGTGATACTCATTGTTGTCCTTTAAGCTAAAGTGCTATCTACTTGTACTTGAGTAATATCACCACTACCAGTAAACCCCGGCATAACTACTTGTGGTTGTAACTTATAAGTACCTGACTCATTAAAGTCACCTGAGACTGAGACGTACTTCAACACAGTAGTACCTTCTAGCGAAGCTACCCAAGTTGCACTAACACCGCTTGGCTTCTTTACTTTAATAACTAATGAAGTGCTTGTAGTAATATCAGTTAAAGTATCAAGCCTTACGATAGTACCAATGTCTCCTGTATAAATCATATTACTACCTTTAATCTGTGTTTGTTTGTCTAACTGAGTTTGTACTTCTGATACTGAACTAAAAGATATATACAATCTAGTAACAGCACTGATGACTTCACCTTCTTGCATATATCCCTTTACTTTAGTTTATTAACTGAGTTATACACAGTCTGCACTTTTGTTGTGTATGTGTTTTGTAGCTTTAGCTCAGATGTCTTGTTTGTGTATTTCCTAATCAAGTCAAATGTACTTGAGTCAGCAACCAAATCAGACACTGCTGATAACCCTTCACAACCGTATAACTCAAGTAGTGCTTCAGCAATACAACTCAAGCTGTTTATGCTTGTTAAAGCATTTACTGCTTCTAAGCTAGTAACTGAACCAGCACTTAGTAATAAGTTATTAACTCCTGTAGTACAAGATGCACTTGGTAAGTTAAATACAGTATTGATAACACCACTAGCTTGTAGAACACCTACTGAGCTAACTGATGAAGTACCAAGTAATACCTTATTAGCACTTCCAATTGGTGTTGGATTAGTTACAGCACTTGTTGATAAAGTACCAACTAAAGTAACAACAGAATTACCTACTGAACTGAGCTGACTTACGCTTGAGATAGCCTGTAAGCTGCTTAAAGAAGCATTAGCGTTTACCTGTGAACTTCCAGAAGCTACCACTGAGCCCAATGAAGAGCTACCAAGCACTGACTGAAGCACTAGAACAGTCGTAGCTGCACTAACTACGTTACCAGTACCTGATGTACCAAGTACTGTTCCAAGGCTGCTATAGGCACTTCCTAGTGCGTTTAAAGTACCATTACTTGTTACTGCTTGAGTGCCAAGTACATTAACTACTGAAGTACCACTTAAAGATAAGCTCTGTACCTGTGTAGTACCTTGACTGCCCACTAGAGCAGTAACACTTGAAGCACTTGTACTTAGTATCCCAACAGACTGACTAGCTTGTATACTTGGTAAGGCTTTATTAGCTGTACCAGAAGCATTCAATGGCTGTGTGCTTGTACTAGCTTGAGAGGAGATCAGTGAAGTTATACTGCTTGCACTAGCAGTAATACTACCTAAACTAGATGAACTTTGTAGACCAGTTAGAGATTTAACAACATTACCTGTTAAGATAAGTTCACTTACTTGTGAAGTACCTTGTACTCCATTAAGTTGTACTTCAGCAGACCCTGTTGAGCTTGCTGTAATGACACCTACAGAAGTAATACCTTGTGTACTACCTAGCTGTGTACTTGAATTTGCATTAGCTGTTATCTGATTAACTGCTGTAGTACCCAAAGATGAACTAAGTGTTGTCTCTGAGCTACCACTACACACCAGTGGATTTAAGCTAGAACTAGCCCCTATCCCAATAAGGGTTACTGATCCGCTTACCCCACTAGTTTCACTTGTGAGTGCAAGCAGCAGCGACATTAAGTAATGCTACCGGGATGTACTAAACCAGCAGCTACCAAGTGTGAGTAAATAGCAAATGATAAGTCATCACGTCTTGTTAATCCAGTAATAGGTGGAGCATCCAGAGCACTAGACACATCCAGTGGACTCATTGGGTAGATGCTTTCTGATACTGTATTGAATACATCATTCTCTACATAGCCAATCCTAACTGTTACGTTAGCACTTCCGTCAGTATTAAGAACAATAGGTAAGAGCTTCATTTGCTTCTCAAACATTCCGTATGAAATAGGCATATAACTCCTTAAATGCTCCAAGACCAGTCATAAGTAACTAAGAAAGTAATTACACCAGTTGTTGTAACAGCGCCTACATTCTTAGCAGCAATAGCTACGAACTCACTTGGGTTAACAGGGATAGGTCTATCAAAGTTGATATTAACTGTATTACCTATACTGCCTACAGCAGCGGCTGCTGCAAATGTCTGGATACCCAATGGGATACGTCTAGGTGCTTTAGCAACTGCGCTCTCTGTAGTGGCTAATGATACGTTGGTATGACCATAAGCTAAAGAGAATAAATAAATCACTGGGGTAGCATTACCAGCTAGAACAGTTGTCACAACTGAATTAATGGTGACACCACGAAGGATTAATTGTGAGCCTGCAATAGCTGCTGTTGGTACTGGATTTTGATAGCTGCACAGAATACCATCTGTTGATACTGCTAACGTAGGCAAAGCACTAAACTGACCACCCATACCAACACCAAGAGCTGCTGTAGTATTAGTCATAGCAGCGCCAGCACCAGCAGCTAACGAGTTAGTATAAAGAGCTACAGAGCCTTGTGTATGACCAGCACCACCTTGTTGTCCACCGGAGATAAAAGATGAAGTAGCTTGTTCTGATCTGATATTCTGAAAGCCACCTTGGGAGATTGTATAAGTACCAATCTTAGAGCCCATTACACCAGAAGCAACTGTACCACCGATAGCATGTCTATGTGAGAAAGGTACTTTACTAACAGAAGATGGTAAGCCACCACCTGTTGAATCAACGATTGAGCCCATACGGGTGTAACCATTACCATCACGTAAATCCATCCAGAATACAGCAATGTTCTGACCAATGGTAACAATCACATCATAGAATGTACCAATTGTAGGCGACCAATTAGGTCCACCACTTGATTCTGTAAATACAGAAGTAGTTTGTTCAGTACCGTTAAAGTTAGCTACACCAAACAATCCAGTGTTGTTAGCTCTTAGATAGACACCATCTGTGGGTGCAAAAGGAACAGTAAGTGCTGAAGTAAATAATCCAGTATCAATTGTAGTATTAGTTACCGCCCAAGTACCTGTGTATGCAATAGTGAAATAAGCATACGTTTCAGCACCACCAAGGATAGTAAAGAACTGTTGTGTTTGAAACAACGTACCAGTATTAATAGTGGTAATGTTAGAACCATTAGTATTCATAGCATTACCAGCCCATGTATTTGTCATGGTTGTAGTGTAGTACTTATGCTTACCAGTGAACTGAGCAGTCTCATTGAATGTATGACTATCCAGTACAGTATCTACTTCTACACGTAATCTAAAGTCCTCTGATACTTCAGCAGCTTTAAGTGTAGCAACACCAGTAACTAAGCCAGCATCAATCTCAGACATAGGTCGAGCGTAGCCACTCTTTGCTGCGTCTTGTGGTAGCGTAACTTTAACATTACCACTTACGTCTACGTTAGCTCCACCAATTAGAACGTCCATTGCCATATTTATATCCCTTTTAAGTTAGAAGTACACCTTGGACTAATCAGCCCAGACCCAGCGTACTTGGTATGTCTTTTCTAGTTTCTGTGGAGTGTATCCGTAGATAGTAAAGCCTACACCAGCAGTAGGAGTACCACAAGTTAAGCCAACTACAGCAGCAGCGTATCTATGGTCTTTAGCTGTGTGATCTACAGTAGTATCATCTGCCATAAAGTATGCTTCTGCTTTACTTGTAGCTTGGATAGTATCTAATCCAGTAACTACAACAAAAGCTTCATTACTACCGGGTGATACACCATAGTCAAGTACAGCAATTCCTGTACCAGAAGCCATTAAGCAATACGGATTAGAGAGGTGGCATCACCAACAGCAGGCATAGTAGCTGTGAACGTACCAGCAGTGCTTGTGATAGTCCCACCAAAGTCAAACACAGCAACAGTCTTATTGGACTTGCTTGAGTTATAAATGATACCGCCAGTAGCACTAATAGTAGCTGTACTCCAAGAAGGTGTAGTAAAGTCCAATCGAGCAACTGAACCAGTTTCAGTAACTGAGAATCCTGCTAGAGTAGCTCCACCAGATGTGTAGCCAGTGCCAACAACTTCATCAGTACCTAAGTTAGATGCTGTAGGTGAGCCAGTACCGGGTGTGCCTACATTAAGAGTACCAGCACCGTAGGTGCCAGCGGCTGCTACTTTGATTAGAGCAATCTTGTAGACATCACCAGAGGCATGAGTACCGCTTAGGATTTCAGCTTTGTAAGAGTTACAGAGTGCAGTTATGTTTGCCATTTAGTTCCTTCTTTGTTGTTTATAGTTATTACATAGAGCACTTATGAATGCTCTACATGATAATTACGTGATAATTACAAGCTATGTTCCGTGTCTAGTTGTATAGCCAGCGCCTTGTTCGTTTAGTTCTTCGATTCGGTCTATACGCCATTGTTGAGCTAAGTAGAATGCTGGTATTAGTCCTAGTTTACGAGTACAGAAAGACTTGTTGTAACGCTTTCCATTCGTACGATAGTCAGCTATATAAGCTGTTGTTCCAAAACTGTTTATCTTAATTGCTACATTTGAAACACCTGAAGTGTTATCTTTACGCTTCTTTGTATTCCTAGAATTCTGTGCTAATGTTTTTAAACAGAGATTACTTGTAGTATTATTAAGTGCATTACCGTCTAAGTGATCAACAATGGAATTACCAACTGTTCCAACTTCAAGCTCATAAACAATCCTAGCAACTGTATGCGCTTTACCATCTACCTCCACAGCCCATTTAGAATAGCCATCCCTTTTTGAAGTACCAGTACTACCGGCTATACATCCACTATAGACTCTGTTTGCTTTCTGGAATTTCCAACGTAAACAGCTTGGGCTTGTTGGGTCATAGTAAAAGAACTGACTAAAATACTCTTTATCAAATACCATAAATCTCCTTTAAGATTCGTTATAGGTCACAGCTATCTAGCAAAGGAACTAGAGACACCTGCACGTGTATTCACTGTGGTAAAACTTGGTTGCAGCCAAGTATGCAAGATATGATTATATCATAGGATATTCAGTAATAGAATACCCTACAATATAAAACCTAAATTAATAGGTTATACTTATTAGTTGCTTGATGTCAACTGAACAACGGCTTGAGGACGAGTTAAGACATTGACAAACGAAGATTCTGATTGAACAGTGATCTCAGTATTGCTTTGGTTCTTGAACATCCAAACGTAGACTTCTTCAGCTACAGTATTAATTGTATCAAACCGGGCTGCTGGGGTGAAGAATGTCTTGAAAATATCAGTAGTACCTTCGGCAACCATATAGGCTTCGTTTACGGGAATAAACAACTGACCGTTATACCCACCACGCACTTCAATGAAAGTTACGCCACCATATTCAAAGCGTTGGAACTTGCCAGAGCGGAAGCCTTGACGTAGTGGTTCTTGGATACTAGAGTAATAAGTATAGGCGGCGACCACCTTAGCGTGCTTGGTCAGCTTGGCGAAGAAACCGGGTGAGCAGTAAACGGTGAAGCCGTTAATAACTTCACCAGTCAATACCGTATCCTGAATACTTGCACAAGCTTCTTGGATAATCTGCATAACTTCTGTAGTAGCAGTACCAAGCAACAAATCTTTAGATACACGGCTAATGCCGAAGTCAGTATAGAAGTTAGCTGCTTGAGTAGCATTAGGAGCATACTGGGCACCAGTTGTTAGCGTAACCCAGCGAGCAGTCTCTAGAGTAGCTGCATGAGAGCGGCGAATGCTTTCTAGCTTCTTAGCAATACGTTCAGATTCAACATCAGGCTGATCAGCAGTACCGAAGCGGCGAACACCTTGAAGCTCAGTAGCAAACAAAGCATCATCCAATGGGTGAAAGGTGCTAGAGTACGTCAGCATTTTGCCACCGGGTTGTTTGTTCACTTGGCGGCGAGTACCACGGAAAGCGTCAGGGATAACACTGATAGCAGCACCAATGGATTCAAACTGAAGAGTATTCTGAGAAATGTATTCGCTAGAGAACAAGCCTTTTTCATTCAGCAAACCAAATTCGTTAGGAATGAGATTAACCGCTTGGGTAAATTCTACTAGTTTATTAGGATCGGTAAAGTCGCGTGCAAGAGTCATGTTTTGTCCTTTTAATTGTTATTTATTGGTTACTGATTAACGACTTAGGCAATAGCCAAGCCAGTATTAACTAGAATACGTTTAGCAGCTAGTGCATCGTAAACAGCTTGAAGTTCAGGGCCAGTATCAGTACCAGCACCAACAACTAGCAATGCTTTATTCAAGATCAAATCACCACGAACAAAAGCCAACACAGAAGTATCAGTAGTAGCTGGAATTGCTTTATCTTCAGCAACTACAACAGCAGCAACTTCAGAGCCATCTACACTAGCAGCGTCTTGAATCTTGTATTTGCCAGAAGCGGAAATACGACCTAAAACCGTGCCAATAGCATAAGTCTTAGCAGTACCTTCTAGAGCGACTACACGCTCACGGCACCATGCAAACTCAGGGAGTTGCTCAAATTTAACTACAT